CTCCGGACAAGGTTCGCTTCAACGCTGACGAGTTCCTGCGTGCAGACCTCACGACCCGTGTGCGTGCGCAGCAAGTTCAGATCGCTTCTGGAACTATGACTCCGAACGAGGCACGCCAGATTGAGAACCGAGAGCCGTATGAAGGTGGAGACCAGTTCGTACTGAACCTCCCCGGCGCTCCGATGGCAGGAGTTGAGGGTGGCGACACACCGACGCTTGGCAAAGACCGAATCCCACCGGAGGCATAAATGAAAAGCACCGTTGTTACTGTCGGAACAACACCGACTGTTGTCGTCAATCCAGATGACCAAAACCGCTACATCTATGTTCAGATCGTTACAAGCGCAACCATCTACATCGGAGACTCAACAGTTACTACTGCTAACGGTCTGCCACTTGAGAAGCACACTTCTCCCCATCAGTTCTTTCTTCCTATTAAGCAAACCATGTATGCGGTGGTTACTTCGCAGGTCGGCACAGCAGACCTTCGAGTTATGACTCCGGATGTGGACTAGCCATGCCTTATGGAATTAGCGACAAGCAGAGCGGTTGTAGTGGTTGGGCTGCTGTAAAGCAGGAGAGCGACGGTTCGCTCACCACTCTCGAGTGCTACCCGACCAAGCAGGAAGCGATCGACCGTATGGTTGCGCAGTCTCTTGCGGAAGGCATGGAGCCAGCAGGCGATCTCAGCGATCGCCAACTTCCAATGATGGAAGAGCCAGAGATGCCGGAAGAGCCAGAGTCCGAGGACGAAGAAGAAGAAGAAGAAGACAATCCAGAGTCCTACAAGGAGATGATGGAAGGCCTCGCCGAGATGGTCGAGAAAGGTCTGTCTCCTCGCCAGTTCTTTATGTACGACCTGTACGAAAAGATCGCCGACGAGTTCGGAGTCTGGAATCAAGGCATCGGCGCAGACGGCGCTCACTATGTAGCCGAGTCACCGTTTGCTGAGCAGGGAATGATCTGCAGCAACTGTGTGTTCTACGAGGGTGGCCAGCGCTGCGAAATCGTAGAAGGCCAGATCGCACCAGAAGGGATCTGCAAACTGTGGGTTATCAGCGAGAAACTTCTCGCTCCAGAAGAAACCTCGGAGCGTGTAGAGGTTCGTGCGGTTGACCTGAGCGCTCCAGCGTTCATGCGTTCATCTGCACGCCGAGGACTGGCTCTCCACGAACAAGGACTGTCTGGCGACGGGCTTGTAGCCCAGACCGTTGAGGACGCACGCAAAATGGCTGCAGGCCAGATCAGCGAAGCCAAGTGGCGAAAGATCGCTCCGTGGATTGCACGCCACATGGGTGACCTTGATGCGGTGCAAGGCGACGAGATCACTCCGGGCTTGGTGGCGATGCTTCTCTGGGGTGGTGGCTCGAGCAAGGCTTCCGCTCGACGAGCGCAAGCGTATGCTGAACGAGTTGTAGAAAGACTCGACGCTGACAAGTAAGGTTGGAACGCTATGAGTGAAACCGTGAATTGGATCGCAACACCCATCGACGAGAAGAGGACTGTTGCCTATTCCAATCTTGAGGTGCGTGCAGAGAACGACGGCAAGACGCTGATCGGCTACGCAGCAGTGTGGGACTCGCCTTCCGAGTTCATGGGCTTCACCGAATTCGTTAAGCGTGGCGCTTTCACCAAGACCCTCAACGACGGTGCGGATGTTCGCTTGCTCATCGACCATGACGGTGTTCCGTTGGCTCGCACCAAGTCCGGCACGATGGCGCTCGAAGAAGATGAGCGTGGTTTGCGTGTCGAGGCTGAACTTGACCCGATGAATCCGGATGCCGCTCGCATCATGTCAGCGATGAAGCGTGGAGACCTTTCGCAGATGTCGTTTGCGTTCCGCACCATCAAAGACTCGTGGAACAACGACCGCACGGTGCGTGAGTTGCGTGAGGTTCAACTGTTCGATGTGAGCGTGGTCACCTTCCCTGCCTATGAGCAGACCGTTGCAGAGTTGCGGCGTAAACAGGAGACTGATACCGTAGCGCCAACTTCGGGTGTGCTTCTGCGTAAGAACCAGATCGCACTGCAGAAGTTTCGCAGCCGTTAGACAGCCGACCGCTTTCGGTCACTGAGTTCCTAACACTGAGAGGAACCATCAACCACGATTGACCATTGGAGGTCATCATGTCATTCAGCAAGTCACTCACCGAAAAGCGTGACGCTGCTTTGGCGAAGGCGGAAGCCATCGTTGAGGCTGCTCAGGCAGAGGCTCGTGAACTCACCGCTGACGAGGACAAGGCCATCGCCGACTCCCTCGCCGAAGTGCGTTCGCTCGACGAGCAAATCAAGACCCACAGCGAACTCGAACAGCGTTCGGCTGAGGCCGCAGAACTCCGCAAGGAGAAGAAGATCGATCAGGTCGTCGCACCTGCGGTCGTCAAGTCTGAGGCTCGCACCTACCGTGCCGGTGGCGAACACTCGTTCATCGCCGACGCATACGCTGCCCAGTTCAACAACGACTTCTCCGCTAAGGATCGTCTCGCTCGTCACATGAACGAAGAGAAGATCGAGCGTCGTGATGTGACCAGCGCCAACTTTGCTGGTCTCGTTGTTCCGCAGTACCTCACCGACCTTGCGGCTCCGTTCGCTCGTGCCGGTCGTCCGGTTGCCGATGTTGCTCGCAAGCACCAACTGCCTGCCTCTGGCCTCACGCTGAACATCAGCAAGGTCACCACGGGTTCGGCTGTTGCTCAGCAGACCGAAGGCGCTGCCGTCCAAGAGACCAACATGGACGACACTCTCTTGACCATCAATGTGCGTACCTACGCCGGTCAGCAGAATGTCAGCCGTCAGGCTCTTGAGCGTGGCACAGGCGTGGATTCCCTCGTCATGGCCGACCTTGTCTCGGCGTACCACACGACGCTTGATGCGGCTGTGTTGACGCAGATGAACACCGACATCACGCAGGTCATTACCTACACGGACGCCTCGCCGACCGTGGCGGAACTGTACCCAAAACTGCTTGATGCAGTGCAGCGCATTCAGACCACCTTCTTCGGTGGCCCGAATGTCATCGTCATGCATCCTCGCCGTCTGGCTTGGATCTTGGCTGCTGTGGACTCGACCAACCGTCCTCTGGCTCTGCCGGTGGGCAACGGCAACTTCAACAGCGTTGCTGTCGGTCAGGGTTCCGTGGTGTACGGAAACAGCGGTTACACGATTGCCGGTCTGCCGGTGGTCACTGACGCCAATGTCATCACCAACAACGGTGCCGGTACGAATGAAGACCTCATCTACATCGGCAACACGCAGGAACTGCACCTCTGGGAAGAGGGCGATGGCTCTCCGATGATGCTGCGCTTCGAGCAGCCGAAGGGTGCAGAACTTGATGTTCAGATGATCGTGTACGGCTACGCAGCCTTCACTGCGAACCGTTACCCGAACGCTTGGGCATACATCGGCGGCACCGGTCTGGTTGCACCGACCTTCTGACTCTGACTCAGAAACGGTTAGAAGCCCGATCACTCCTCATGGGGTGGTCGGGCTTCTGCCATTTACTGACGACTGATGTAACCTGTGCGCCATGAGCAAAGAGATTGATGCACTACTTGTTGAGCGTGCCGGATACGAGCGTCGTGGACTTGCCGATCGTGTGAAGGCTGTGGACGCTTCGTTGAAGGCGCTCGGCTACGAGATCAAGCGCCAGCAGGAACCGCTAGAAACCGCATCGGTGGAGCCTGCGGTTGAGCGAGCAGTGACTAGCAAGCCACGCAAGCGAAAGGCCTGAGATGCCAATTAACAACGGCTACGCCACGCTTAACGAGGTCAAGGCATCTCTGCGTCTCACCGATGTAACCGATGACGCTTTGCTCGAGCGTGCCATTGAATCAGCCTCCCGTCGTATCGACGGATACTGCGGCAGGTTCTTCTACAAGACCAGCCAAACGGCTGTGACCATGTACCCGATCAACGAGTTCCTTCTCCGCTTCCCAAACGATGTGGCGAATACGAGTGTCACGATCAAGATCGACAGCAACGCTGATGGAACCTACGCAACGACGCTCGTACAGGGAACCGACTACATCCTCGAGCCAACTAACGCACCACTGCAGGGATACCCTTATGTCCACGCTCGGATGGTCGGCGCACAAACCTTCCCACTCGATGTGATCCCGTCGTTCCCTACCGTGCAGGTGACAGCACAATGGGGATGGAATGCCGTGCCATCCGATGTGAATCAGGCCTGCATCCTTCTGGCGATGCGCCAATTCGCTCGTCTTAACGCAGCGCTTGGCGTGGTCGGTTTCGCTGACATGGCTATCACGGTGCGTGCGGTTGATCCCGATGTGCGAGACCTGCTTAACCAGTTCGTCGTATTCGGGGTCGTCTGATGCCAGCCACCGTCTCGCAGGTAGCGACCGGTTTGGCGGCACGGCTCGCCACGATCTCCGGTCTGCGCACCTACACCTATCAGCCCGAGCAACTGAATCCGCCCTTCGGCTACCCACAGATCAACAGGATTGATTATCACCGTGCCTTTGCTGGCGGAGATGTTGTCATGGACTGGACGGTGCACATCGTCGTAGGCCGGTGGACGGATCGCACCGCACATGCCTTGCTGGATGACTTTCTCTCGTACTCTGGGACAAAGAGCGTCCGAGCAGCGATCGAAGGCGATCCGACTCTTGGTGGAGTTTGCAGCACGCTGATAGTACGATCGGGCGCAGACATAACCAGCCTTGATGCTGGCGGCGCTGAGTTCCTGCAAATTCAGTTCCAACTAGAAGTTCACGCATAGGAGTTCACATGAGCAAATACAAGATCCTGAGCAGCAAGGTTGCTTTCGGAAAGATTGATGACACTGTGGACGAGGATGCGTTTGATGGGTGTAGCATCAGTGCGCTGATCGAAGCAGGACACATTGCTCCAGTTTCGGTTGCTAAGGTTTCTAAGAAGTCCGAAACAGAACAGGAATAACTCATGGCACAAATCGTTCTCACAAATGCCGACATCACCGTCAACGGTGTGGTGCTTTCCGATAGGGCAAACTCTGTTGAGTTGAACTATGAGGTCGAGGCAGTTGAGGTAACTGCGTTCGGCTCCAACCGTTCTTTCATCGGTGGGCTTCAGAACAACACGATCACCATCGAGTTCATGCAGGACTTCGCTGCGGCAGAAGTTGAGGCGACGATCTTCCCGTTGGTCGGACAGCAGACGACCGTAACGGTTCGTCCGGGCGCACAGGCTACGAGCGCAACGAATCCGCTCTACACGGTGACTGGCACTTACCTTGCGTCGCACACGCCTGTATCGGCGACCGTTGGCGAACTTGCCATGACCTCATTGACCTTCACTGGTGGAACGCTGGTCAAGACAACCGCTTAATTAAATAGCAGCACAAGCAGAAGGAGATTGCAGTGAAGATTGCTTTGCGTATCAAGTATGCGTCGGGTGAGGTTCGGGATGTTGACGCTGTCTTTGCTGACTTCGTTGGCTTTGAGCGTGCTTGGCAGCGCAGCATCGCCAAGTTTGAGTCTGAGATCCGGTTGACGGATCTGGCTTGGCTTGCGTGGAGTGCTGAGACCCGTGCAAAGCGCACCAGCCTCAAGTTTGATCCTGAGTGGATTGTGACTGTTGAGACGGTTGAGATGCGCACCGACGAGGAGCCGACCGACCCAAAAGAGGACTAGGGAAGGACTCGGCTACTTGGTCGATTGCCTATCTCGCTGTTGAGACAGGTATCCCTCCCTCGGCTCTGGTGAATGAGTCAGAAGAAATGCTGAATGCGCTGTTCGCTGTTGTGCGTGAACGGAACAAGCCGGTGACACGCAAGCGTTAGGATTGGCGAACTATGAGCGACCGCCAGATACGCATCGAAGTCTATGGAGTGCGTGAGGCCATCGCTTACCTGCAGGAGTTTGAGCCGAAGGCGTACCGGAAGATTGCCTCGCAGATCCGTGTGGCTGTGAAGCCTGTGGCGGACAAGGTTGGCAGCGAGTTCCCCGAGGAGCCTTTGGATCAGTGGCACACCACCGGTGGTCGTAAAGGCAAGAGCAGGATGCCTCCATACATTGGTGCTTCGGCAAGATCAAAGGTTCGACCGGTTGTGTCTACTCGTCAGCGCAAGCGTGGCAACGAGCATGGCATCGTGCGCCTGCAGCAGTTTGACGGTGGCGGTCAGGTGTACGACTCGGCAGGTTCGGTTACAGCAGCAAGTTCGGACACTATGGGTGGGCGGTTCATCCAGAACCTTGACAAGCACCTCACTACAAAGAGCGTGCAGGGTCGTACTCGTTCTCGTGTGATGTATCCTGCGGCGAAGAAGTATCTGCCGGAAATCATCGACAAAGTTCAGAAGATCATCGACGACTTCGGCGGCGAGGTTCAGAAGAACATCAACAGGAAGTAGCACATGGCCGTCGGCGTAAACATAGTCTCGGAGTTCAATGCCGCAGGAATAAAGAAGGCCATCAAGGACTTCAAGACACTGCAGAGCGCAGGCGACCGTACCGACTACGCAATGAAGACTCTGGACAAGAGTCTGTCTAACGGCATCAAGAACCTCGCCAAGTTCGGTGCTTCTGCTGTTGTGCCAATGGCAAAGTTCGCTGCCGCTGCCGCCGGTGCATCGGCTGTAGTCGGCTACAAGTTGGTGGACGCTGCATCCAACCTGCAGGAGTCGCAGTCAAAGGTAAACGCCGTGTTCGGGGAGTCTGCTCTGCGGATCACCGAGTTCGCAAAGACGACCTCACGCAGCCTCGGCATCACTAGGCAGGCAGCGCTAGAGGCGGCAGGAACCTTCGGAAACCTGATCCAAGCGTTCGGTATCGCAAGGCCGCAGGCCGCAGCAATGTCCGAGGAGATGGTGCGCCTCGCAGCAGACCTCGCCTCGTTCAACAACGTGCCGATCGATGAGGTATTCCAAGCGTTGCGTTCTGGTTTGACCGGTGAGACAGAACCGATGAAGCGGTTCGGTGTGGCGATCAACGATGTGCGGTTGAAGCAAGAAGCCATGAACATGGGCTTGTACGACGGCAAGGGTGCGCTCGATATCACCGCTAAGACTCAGGCCGCCTATGCGTTGATCCTTAAGGACACGGCTTTGGCGCAGGGAGATGTGGAAAGAACCTCGCAAGGGTTCGCCAATCAGGTGCGGTTCCTCAAGGCGCAGTTGGCGGACGCCGCAGCAGAACTAGGTCTGGTGCTGCTCCCTTACGCCGAGCGGTTTGTCAAGTTCCTTAATAACAATGTTGTGCCTGCCGTTCGCTTGTTTGCTGAGCAGGTCGGCCAGAAGGGTCTCGGAGATGCCTTTGCGTATGCGCTGGCTTCTATGGGGCATTTCGGTGATGCGACGATCGACACGATGGAGTCCGTCAGCGTTTCGGTGCTGACAGTTCTGAAAGATGTTCTCAGCGTTACCGAGCGTGTGTCGCAGGCTGTGGTTCTGGCTGCAGCGGCTCGAGGCAATGTCGCTTTGGCAATTCGAGCAACAGCAATTGGTATGGGCGCTGGCAAGGCAGAGGAGATGCTCGGCGATCGCCTTAAGACTCTCGGTGGCGACTTTGACAAGTTGCGTGAGAAGGTTGCGCTCGCCGGTGAGGAGATCGCCAAGTTCCGCAGGGTGGAAGGTTTGAAGGCAACCTTTGACGAATTGCACAGCGACAGGTTGATCGGCAAGACCACAAAGGATCTCAATGACTTCGCTGGTGGCAATGGCACTGGCGGTATCGGCGGTGCGTCTAAGGCTATTGATACAGCAAAAGAAAAGTTTCAGAAGTATGTGGACGCTCTTAAGGGTGTTACGAAGGCGCAGCAGGCTGCTAGGGACGCTTCAAAGGCTCTCAAGCAAGCACAGACACAGTTGACGGATGCCAACACAAAGGCGGCTGCAGCGCAGGAGTATTTCCGTCTTGTCACTACCGGCTATGGCGCTGACTCTAAGCAAGCCAAAACGCAGCAGCAGGCTTTGGCGCAGGCTCAACGCAAGGTTGAGCGCTCAGGCTATGGGGTGGAGCAGGCGATCTTTGCGGTCGCTCGTGCCGAGCAGGAGTTGGCTGACCTTCGTCTAGACCCAGAGGCATCGGCTACCGCTATCCGTGAGGCCGAGATCGCTTTGGCTGAAGCAAAGTTGACTGTGGCTGACGCTACCGATAACCAGCGTGACGCCACGCAGGAACTTGCAGATGCTGAGACTCGTTTGGAAGAAATCATTAACGGTGCGAAGGAAGGATCGGAAGCCTACAAAGAGGCATCGGATGCTTTGACTGCCGCAAAACTTGATCAGGCCAATGCGGTGGATGCGGTGACTGCTGCGCTTGAGCGTGAGAAGGAAGCGATCGACGCTGTGCGTGAAGCAGAAAAGAAGCGAAAGGAAGAGCGTGAGAATGTCACTTCGGGGCAGGCCGCTCGAGCCGAAGCAGAGGTGAACGGTACTGGTGGCGGTGGCTCGGGGATGTTCCCGTCGTTTATTGAGGCTGTTAAGAATCTGCATCCGAACAGCAAAGCGCTGAACTCGCCTACACCGGTCAGGGCTGCGAAAGCACAGTTTCCCAAGTTGTATGAGACATACAAGGCAGCAGGTCTTGCGCTTGCTAAAGGCGGCATCGTCACTAGCCCGACGACAGCGCTGATTGGTGAGGCTGGCCCAGAGGCTGTTGTTCCGCTCGACAACTTGCAGTCCGGCATGAACATTACGATCAACATAAACGCAGGTATGGGTACTGATGCTGCTGCGCTCGGTGACGAGATTGTGAATGTGCTGCAGCGTTACAACCGCAGGAACGGAGCGTTGCCTCTCAAGGTGGCCTCGTAATGGCTACAACAATGCCGTGGGGTGAGGAAGTAACTGTCCTCATGGAGTTGGGCTTCCCAGTAAACGGGATGAAGTTGGACGACCCAGAGTTGGCTGCGCTTGATACAGCGATCCTTGACGGCACTCTTATCGGCGACGATGTGTCCTCGTACTGCCAGAACATACGGATCAACCGAGGCCGACCAGACCAGTTGCAGAACTTCAACTCGGGAACCTGCGTCATTGATCTCAACAACAACGACCGTCGGTTCGATCCAATTAACCAGTCGTCTCCGTATTGGGATGCAGCGCAGGGACGCTCTGGAGTTACTCCACGCCGCAAAGTAACAGTTCAATCAGACGGGGTAGATCTTTTCGTAGGGCTTATCACCGACATTGATGTGTCTTACGCACCAACTAGAAGCGGCGCTGCATATGACCTAAGCACCGTTCAGATCACTGCAGCAGACGACTTCGTGCTGCTCGCCAACACCTACATCGAGAATCCGATTACACCAAGCGAGGAACTATCCGGCACTCGTGTAGAAGCAATCCTTGACCTTCCAGAAGTCGCCTATCCATTGGCTTCCAGAAACATTGACGCTGGTATCACAACGCTGGGTGGCGGAGCAACATTTGAGATCACCGCCAATACCAATGTGCTGTCCTACTTGCAGGATGTGGCCACAGCAGAGCAGGGATACTTCTTCGTTGGGGCAAACGGCGACCTCGTCTTTACCGACCGTGTAGGAGCCACCTTTGGCGGTGCAGAAGCGTCGTTTTCGGACGACGGCACAGCGCTCCCCTACAGCACCCTTGAGGTGGTTTATGGACAAGAGTTCCTTTACAACAAAGTCATCACATCAATCATCGGTGGAACAGAGCAAGTCGCAGACGACGCTGCCTCGCAAACCGAGTTCGGTATCTCAACGCTGAGCCTTGACGGGCTGCTTCTTTCTACGGATGCTGCCGCTCTTGAGTTGGCTCAGGATTTGCTGGGTAAATACAGCCAGCCTCAGTACCGGTTCGACCGTATGCGCACCGAATACATGACGCTTACCGGTGGGCAGCAGACAAGTGTCAGCAACCTTGAGTTGGGCGACATTGTTGAGATCACTAGGAACTACAACACCGGAACACCGTCCTCGGTGTCCTTTGAGTTCAGCATTGAGGCAATCAGCCACACCATCACCGCAAGCGGACACAGCGTCGAGTTCGGTCTGGCATATGCAGAACTGCTCAATCCGTTTACCCTCAACGACGCAACCTTCGGAACGCTCGACGAGAACAACGCTCTATCCGAGGAGGCATTGCTGCCATTCTTCTTTGACATCAGCGAATTCGACTCGGGCTTCTCATTCCAATGATCGGTTAGAGTGGCTGCACTATGGCTGGCTTAGGAGCGAAGAACTGGTCGTTTGAGGAGGAAGCGACCTCGAGTGACATCAACGGGTATCTCGCTGACCAAGTGGTTATGCGCTTCGCCAACGCCGCTAGCAGAGACGCTGCGTTCGGTGGGGCTGGCGAGCCTGTTCTTGCAGAAGGAATGATCTGCACGCTTGACGACACAAACGAGGTTCTTCGCTACGACGGCGCAAACTGGGTGCGTGTGTCGGACACGAGGCAGGCTGTGATTGGTGTGGCGTTGTCCGATGAGACAACTGCGATCACAACTGGTACTGGCAAGGCAAACATTCGTGCGCCGTTTGCGATGACACTCACTGGTGTGCGTTCCAATCTCAACACTGCTTCTTCGTCTGGTTTGCCGACTGTGGACATCAATGTGAATGGCTCAACAATTCTTTCCACCAAACTAACTATTGACGCAAACGAACTCACTTCGGTGACTGCAACGACTCCTGCGGTTATTTCTTCAAGTGCGATCGCTGACGATGATGCGATCTCGTTTGACATTGATGTTGCCGGTACTGGTGCCAAGGGACTCAAGGTTTGGTTGTACGGCACTAGGTCATGAGCGTCATTCAGAACCTGATCAATTCGTACATCTTTGGTGGTGGTTCTGTTATCCCATCAACTTTCACAACTGAATACTTGGTCATCGGTGGTGGTGGCGGTGGAGGTCGTGCAGGCGGTGGAGGTGGTGCAGGTGGCTACAGATCTTCGGTGACTGGTGAGTCATCTGGTGGTGGTGCTTCTGCTGAGTCTCCGCTATCAGTAACAATCGGAACCGCATACACCGTCACCGTTGGAGCAGGTGGAGCAGGAGCAACAGGATCCCCATCGAATCGTGGAATAACTGGAAGCGACTCCGTATTCGCAACGATCACTGCAGCAGGTGGCGGTGGCGGTGGTGGTGACGGCGCTGTGAATGGTGGACTTGCTGGAGGTTCTGGTGGTGGATCAGGTCAGCACAGTGCTTCAACAGCAGGTGGTGCTGGCACAGCAAATCAAGGTCGTGCTGGTGGAAGCAATGTCGCTGGCGGAAACTTCGCTACGGGTGGCGGTGGCGGTGCAAGTACGGCAGGTGCGAATGGTGGTGGTGCATCTGGTGCTGGTGGCGCAGGTGTCGCATCATCAATTACTGGCACATCTGTGACTAGAGGCGGTGGTGGTGGTGGTGGTGGTCGTTCTGCAAATAGCACTGGTGCAGGAGCAGCAGGATCTGGTGGTGGCGGTGCTGGTGGTTATGTGGCAGCAGGCGGAGCAGGAACAGCCAACACTGGTGGCGGTGGAGGCGGTGGAGACT